GTACTTGTTATTCCAGATATCATCCAGCTTTTCGACCAAATCTGACGGATTTAGGACGTTTGGGCCGCCGTTTTTGAGGTGATTGTTGTCATCGTCAACGGATATGAAGGCTTCTATGGCCGATAGAGGGACATCAGTGCCTGGCAGGGTCACGGTCTCTAGGAAATGACGGTGGAAGATGGGAATAGACAGCAAAGCGGCCTCTAGGCCCTGATATTCATGATTATTGCCGTAATCTAGGCCATTATGCTCAAAAGACCTAGGATGGGTGGCAAAAGCACTTTGACAGATACGTTTCAGCCCTCGTTTGTGGTCATATGACCCAAAAACGTACATTTTGTCTGGATCTTGGCCTTCGTCGTCCACATAGTCAAAGAATCTCTCGTTTATTTGAGCGTTAGAGAACGCTGATGGTGCCTTAACCGGCTTATCAAACCCGTCTGTGACGTACCAATTTAGCTTTTCTTCGTAGTTTTTTAACTGAGAATATCCTGCAATCGACCTTTCAAAGCCTATCATCTCTGTGATAAAGTTTTTTCTTGCCAACTCTTTCTGCAAATTAAGAACAAGAGAGGAGCGTTTCCACGCTACTGCTCTTGAGGCGTTTATAAGTCTTTTTAGTCGGCTAGTTTTATCAAAAGTAACTAGATCACTAACTAACGGAACATGGAAGAAAGTCTCAAGCTTCTCTACTCTAGTATTTATGTCTCTCTTCTTCATCCACCGCACGAACCCACATCTTGTTTCTACAAGAGAGTGACAAAGGACTCCGTCGCAGGCTTTAATTGCATTTTCAAAATCTGCGTTCCTACCAATAGACAAATAGTGGTGATCATGATTGATCAGCCACTTGGGAGACTTAATTTTTTCTAAAATATGTTCTACATAGTTATTTACGATCTCTTCTTTTGCGTTTTTAGCAGGAACAGAGAACACAAGGCTCAAATCATACTCTTCGTTTACCCTGCGGACTAGCTCGTTTGCCTCATCAAAGCTAAATTTTGTGATGGGCAGATCTGTAGAGGTGTCAGGACGCCCTACATTTAAGTTCAAAGCAAAAATATCGCACTTACCGCGGTTATTTTCATCAAAAAACGCCTTAAAGTGGCGAGCGTAGGTGCTAACCCCACAGCCCTCCACTCCTCGAAGTAGTAATATAGCAGTCCTTGGCAGTTTCATTTATTAATTTCACTACGTAGCTTTAAACTGCTCTAAAGGGTTTTAAATTGCGTCGATATTAGCCAACCATTCTTTTAATTCAGACTTAAGGATCCTGATTTTCTTCTTTTCGCGGCCCTGGATAAACGAGTTCCAAGCATATTGGCCCCTCGCTCGCATTCCTTGGGATTTCCCCCACTTTTTAAGGTCTTCTAGTTGTTTTTTCCTAGATGCCCCTCCTTTTCTGGTAGTCATTTGCTGCTCATGCTCCCAGTTCTCCACAAAAACGGCCCATTTCTGTTCTACGTTCTTGCCCATCTGATTCTCCGCAAGAAACTTAGCAACAATTGTTCTCTTCATCCCCATTCCCTTAGCTTTTTTCTTGTAGATCTCCTGAGGAGTAAGGGGTTTTAGCCTTCTAGTACGAGGTGGGGCCATTACTTTTGCCTTTTCAGCGCCGATCTCGTTGGGATCTATTAGCTCTGTACGGCGTTTGTCAGAAAATTGCCTGAAACTACGAAGCTGTTCGATGATATGCTTGTCCATCGCCTCAGAGTTATTAATTAAAACTTGCAGCTCGTCATATTTTTGCTTTAACTCGTCTTTTTCAGCTTTTAGTTCTAGTCTTTCTGCATTAACCAACCGACTAAGAGGCATGGCCAGCACGGCTTGGGCCTGAGGTAGGCTAAGCTTCCATTTCTTCCTGATATTGTTAGAAGCAGTCTCCCTTGTTTTGCTAGACTTGATTGTTTTGATTACTTCGTCGATGTCCGCCAGTATGGTCAAGAAGCCATCAAGGATGTGCATGCGGTCCTGAATCCGCTCACACTCGGCGCTATAGCGCGATACGAGAGCTATGCCACGGTTGCTATGCCAAGTCTCAATAACGTCCTTAACTCCGAACATCTCTGGAATGGCGCCTTTAATCGCCATCGCATTTACGCTAACGGTGTCATAAAGATTCGTATGGGCGAGTAATTGCCCAATCACTAGGTTTGAATCAGCCCCGTTTTTTAAGATTAGCTCAATATTAATCCCCTCTCTGCTAGAGTGATCCGCAGCATCGACAATTTGATCGATCTTTCCTGCATCGACAGCAGCTTTAACTTTTTCTAGAAATCTCTCACTCGACCCACTAGCCAAAGAAGTTACGACAATTGCCTCTCGTTTTGACTTCTTCTTATAAGCAACTTTACTTACTTCCCACTTGCCATATACTTTAATAGACCCGTGTCCCGAGTTAAATGCAGCAAATACTCCGTCGTCTTTTAAAATCCTTGATCCTTGAGGTAGATCGGGACCTGTGATATGCTTATATAAAGCTCTGTTAGTAATGTTTTTATTTTGGATATAAGCGATCGTTCCCTTAATCACCTCTCCAAGGTTATAAGAAATGTGGTGGCAAGCGTAACCAGCAGCGATGCCAACACCGCCGTTAACAAGGAGCGAGGGAAGAGCTGGGACGATTCGATGCGCCTCTTGTGTGGACCCATCGTAGTTATCGCGCCATTCACAGCTTTCCTTATCAATCTCGTTGATGTAGACGTTTTGTGTGAACTCACTTGATTTTACCTCAAGATAGCGGGCTGCGGCTGGTGAGTCCTCGCTGATGGATTGCCCAGTGGACGGACCATCTTGAATACTACCGCCGACGTTACCATGAATGTTAGTAAGTAAGTACCTAAAACTATTAGCTTGGCCCATGTTGATGGCCGTACCTGCACATCCACCTTGAGGGTGGTAGGAGCCCAATACGTGGCCTTCAAGCCTTGATACTTTCTTATACTGCCCATTGGGTTTTAAATTTAAGTCTTTGAGGCCCAGTATGATCCTCCTTTGAGCTACTTTCAATCCGTCGGTTACATCTGGTAATGCCCGATTGAAGATAGATACGCTATAGGTAAGATAGGAGTTTTGGAGCTCTGTATTGATAGATACGGGGACAAAGCTTTTCATAAGTACGTCGAGTCTCTTACTATTATATCATATCCCACGGATAGCTTCCTTTTCGCTATCTTCAACATTTCTTGACAAAACGTACCAACCCAAGTTCTCGTTGCGGTACTCTAGGTAAGTCTCGTGTCCCTCTAATATAAAGTTGTTGTAGTAGTCTTTTACTATCTCCATTTCCTCAGAGTTTTGCATCTCGTGAGGGAAGCAGCATTTTAAGCAAATCAGGTTCTTTTTAAATAAGACCTGGAAGATCTCGGTTACTGTGCCTAACACTGGATGCTCGTAAGTTACGTGGCAAGTATCTTCGTCAGTACGAATTACTTTTTGTATTATGTCTTTTCTATGGAGGAACGAACTCCCTACATATATCTCAGGCCACTGGGTGGGTTGTTTCATGTTCCTTATACAATATTGTTTAAAGTAATTCAGATAGGTCTACTTTACCATAAACCGTAACATGGCATCTAATATAAGAGATTTTGAAATCTCAAAGACCTTTTCAAACGTACTTCTTTCTAATATTGACTCGCAACCTGATACTGACGGCATTCCGTTAGATCTATCAAATGCGACTAGAAAGGCACAGGCTAGAATGCAGGATGGGAGTGGCAACACTACTCAGCTGTATATCTCTCAAAACGAGATAACACTAGAGCAAGCCCCAACTAGAGACTTTTCTCTAGCGAGAAAGAAGGAAGTTTATGAAGGGTTTGTCTATGCTCAAGTCAACTCGTTAATTTTCGGATAATAAATCAATGTCAATCTATCCTGTAAATAAATTTAAATCAGCGATTTACCCCTCGCTATCTGTGAATGCTGGCACACCGACAGAAGTGTACAGCGATGCTGAAGTTTCAGGCGACGGATATAGCCTGATTACTTCGATGATCGCCGCTAATAAGACAGAAACTCCAAGAAAAATTAGCCTTATTATTGAAAAAGGTGGCGCATCATCTGCGTATTTGCTGTATAATGTTATCATACCGGCAAACACGGCGTTTGAGGTCATCCAAGGCAATAAGTTTGTTCTTAAATCAGGTGATCGCTTGCTCTCTTTTACAGACAACGTAGGAGGAAGCGCCGCTGGTGTCGTTGATCTCACCGTTTCTTACGTAGTTCACATTCCACCTTCCTAATAAAATGAGCAGTCCCTTCAATTCTAACTCTGATCAAAGGTCCCAACGAGTAAAATACAGGACAATCAGAGTTAGAGAGGAAGTTGCCAAGGAGCTAGATGAGTGGAGGGATCTTTTTGAAGATGCTTCTATCTCTGAGGTTATGTGGCGGGTTTTTGCGTTGGCACGTAGGGAACTAAAACGTGTAAGAGATAAGAAACGTAAGGCCCGAGATAAGTTTATAAAAGCTCGTGAAGAAAAAGATAAAGTCGTAAATAAACTAAAGAGTTTATGATATAATAGTACAGTAGTTCAAAGCCTTAAAAATGGCTCACAAGACTTATTTTAACGGCAGCCCCGTAGAAGAATATCAAAACGATATTTACAGGTTAGAAAAGATTAAAAGACCCTGCGTGATTTGTGGGAAAGCAACAAGCTATAAGTCAAAACTTGCTGCTGATCACATCTGCTCTCATGAATGCGCTCAGGTCTTTTGGCACGACATCTTTGTAAAACTCCACACAGACAAACGGCGCAAGCGCTGATGGAAACTCGCCTAAGACACGTGAAGATCAGCAATAAAGAGCTGCTAGAAATAGCTCAAAATGAATCAACAACAACCGGGCAATTAAGCGAGATCTGGTGCACATCACAGTCTGTTAAGGTTAGAAAAGCCGTTGCGGCAAATCCTAATGCAGGTGAGCTTACTCTAAGAGCAGCCTCACGGCTGTATATGGAGGAAGTTCTAGAAAACCCCGCCTTTGAGCTCCTAGAGCTCTTTGGAGACGACAACTGGATAAAATCTATTTCAAAGATATATCACTCTCCTGAGTCTTGGGTGGTGGAATCTAGGTACTTTTATAGGAATGATGCTAAGGCTGAGTCTTTTGCTAAGGCTGCGCTAATAAGCCCTCATTGCTCTATAGTAGTTCTCTCCGCGGCCCTAGAGTTTTTGTCTGTGACGTCTCTTAAAAGGACGTTTAAGCATCCTAAGACTAAGAGTAAAGCTGCTAAGATCCTTGTAGAAGCCGCGAAAACTAAAAAATTAGGTCAGTTGACTCTGGAAGCTGTACTGAAGGCTTATAACTCTGAGTTAATCTCTGCGGAAGAACTTTTCTGTCAAATAAAAGCAATTACTGTAGTCGGTTCGTTAAGCTGTAGGAAAGGTACCTACACGAAAGCCTTTAAAAACCTACTAGGGCAAGCCGAAATAGACACTCCAGGAGCCGATGACTCCATCTGCGCGATCTTAATCTCGAGCAGAGGAAGCTGTATTAATTGGGTCGAGTTAGATATAGAGAAACGGCACCTTGAGATTATCTCTAGAGCTTTGAATATCAGCGTTAAGCTAGAGAAGAAGATAGTTAGTAAGGAAGAGAATAGCGCTTTCCGCCCCGCTTTAAGTGGGATAAAGTCCTCTATTAAGACTTTGGCTTCTATTATCTCGCGATGTGTCTGGGGGACTATGAACTTTGAGGAGCGGAAATCAGGGCTAGAGTACTTCTATAACTACGCTTCTGACCTAGGGCTAAAAGACTTTGAGTGGGGTGATTCTAAAAGAAACTACTCTCCAGTCCAGTTAAATCAAGAGCTCGCCTTTGAGCTTAATAAGAAATCCATAGATGTAAAGATGTTCTATGCAAAAAATAAAAGCTTAGGGACCTGGTTCCACATGCAAAAAAGCGATATTAAATACTTGATCCTAGAAGAAGTAAACCAGCATCTTTATGACGTGGGTGGGGTTAGTAAGTTGTTGTATAAAGATATCAACTTAAAGAAGATAATCTCTATCTCAAACGACGTACTGATTAATTAATCTAATTAGCTCAGAGTCGTATGTAGTGCTCTGGAGCTTTGGTAATAAAGTTAGTGGGTTAGTTATCTTAGTAGTATCAATAAACCTAGGAAATAAATCTATAGAGAAGTATATTTTTATCTGACTTAGTATCTGAGACGGACTAGCATCAGCAGGTAACTTATTAAGTCCGTAGATAATTTTATTATAAGATTCTTTGCTTAGCTCTCCAAATATGTCATATACTAACTCACTGAGATTAGTAGACACAACAGATACCTCTACAACTTCACTATAGTTAGTTAGTTTCTCCTCTAGTAACTTAATAGATCTTTGATAACAATTAAAAGTAGAGAGTTTCTTCCTCTCTATGAGCTGGTAACCTAAGACCTCTTCTATAGCCGAGAGGGCACCAGCCGGCCCACCCCTTCCAATCCTCAAGACAAAATCCTTGTCAAGCAAGAAATTTTGAGGTAAAGACCTAGCTTTGTGAAACTCCATTTCCCAGGTCTCTAATAGATCTATTTGCTTCTTGATCTTAGCGGGCGGGCGGTTATTCTTATTCCATCTGAATCCGTTAGTCTGCGCCCATTCTATCCTCTGAGCAAAGTCTTCAGGGACCGCCGAGTCTTTAATAACTTCACCATTTGTTATACCCCTCATCATGGATTTAATAGCCACGGGGGCGTAGTTATTATCCTTAAGGAGTTTCGCCACTTGAACAACTTTCTCCATCTGTCTATCAGCGGATCTCATCGTATTTAGTTCTTGCTTTAACTCTTGGATCTCCGTCCTGCTCTTTAAAAATAATCTTTCCATTTTTGATTCATAGGCAATTTGCCCAAGCTTAACGTCCTTAATCTCCCCTTCTAACTCTACAAACTTGCGTATAAATACACCTAGAGCTACTCTGATGCCATTGAAATTACTCCTAATGTCTCGGTCGCTAAGATTATTTATGTCTAGCTGGTTTATAGATAAATAGAGATTTTCACGGGTCTCTTGCGAGGTTAGCTGGTTGACATCAAAAGTGTCAGAAAACAATTGAATCTCTGTGGATTCCATAGGGGTTCTTCCTCAATAAATTAATCAATTCTCAATTCTCTTTAAACCTGAACCTCTGACTTTCCCCAGCCAGGGGCTTTTTTTTGTCGCAATTTAAGACCCCCCTTCACATTTTAGCTGTTTTCCACAGCTGTTTTTGGCCGCTTGCCGTGAAGGGGGGTAGAAGCATAGAAATCCACAGTGCAGAAACTCCGCCGCTTGTAATCAAAATTTGCCGAAACGCGCCTTAAAATACCAGCAATTTAGTATCAAATAATACGGTTTAACCTTAGATTTCCCCGTGCGTACAACGCGCAACTCTACACGGGTACATGACCCCCCCCCCCCCCTTCCCAACCCTTTTTTAGCCACCGTGAGGGGGAGGGGGGTAGACTAAGGGGGAGGTATTTTATGTACCTCGCCAGAACACGCATGAGTTGGAACAGGGTGGACAGACGTCAGTCTGGACGGGTTCCCTGCCATTGACAAGCTAGACCAACTAAGATATAATATATGAGTAGACGCCCCAAAGCCCTTGCGACACCTTAGCCACAAATGTCCTCGTTTATGGATTCATTAGAGAGAGTTATATAACACATAAGATTTGTCAACATTATCCCTGAAATGTGACACTCCCCCGGCCAATAAGTCAACCCGCACCTTGGCCCGCCATTTAGTGGCCGGCTTACCCGCAGGTTTGCTTTCCGAAGGCCGCATCGCGGGGCGCCAGGAAGACTGAGCAATTGTTAAGCTTTTCTTATCAAAAGAAGCCGAAACTACCTGAGAAAGGCGTATTAGGATTCCCCCAAGTCTTTAGTTTCCCTGAGAAATCAGCGCTCACTTCTCCCGCAAAGAGATTTTGTGTAGAGGCACTTTCGATCGTCCCTGGTAACTTCATCATCATAGTACATCCAGGTGGGGCGATATAATCTAGCGTAGTCACGGCATCATCGCCCGCTCCTGTTGTCACCGTTCTATAGACGAGGTCGGGTAGAGCAAAGTCCCGGCCATTTATCTTTATTTTATATCCGCTGCATGGTACAAATCCTGCGGGGGTATCATCAGGATATTTAATCTCTTTAAGTTCGGTATTGTTGTCGTAGTCTGCTGATATCTCGTACCAAGGATATGCGATAATGCCATATGTCGGCACCCCAACACTTTTCTGTAGTCCTTTAATAAATAAGTTATCTGTCGAGAATTCAGGCTCAACGTAAGCATCAAGCGGATTGTCTTTCTGAAACATCCACAGCTTAGAGCTAAGGTTAGCCTCGCCCAGCGCATTTATGTAGAGCACGACGTTGTCGTCCTTGACCATGACACCATCGGCATTCACCACGATATTTCTATATGGGGCCAACCCCCAGCTAAAGCTCCTCCCGCCCAAGAATTCAGAGTTAGTAAATAAAGATGATAGCTCATCAAGATTTACCCCTAGCACCTCTTCTTCTTCCATGAAACTATGATATAATTTAGTTAGTTAGTTAACTTTCACCTATGATAAAAAACTTTAGTTCATTTGAGGTAGGCGAAGAGGTAACCGTGGTGACTGGTGTAGGGGACAATATATTTGGGTTAGTTAGTTTTATAGACCTAGAGTCAAGAACTATGAGCGTCTTAGTAAAGAAAGGAAGCCATAGATCTAAAGACGTGAACTTGGTGATCAATGGCCCGTCGCTGTCATTAGAGAAGGGATGGGGAGATGAGTCAAATCGCGAAGTGGCCCTAAGGTCCTTGACCCCACCGTCTTAGTCATGGTATGATAAAGACTCCACCCACCATCCTTATGGCGCCTCGAGCTAAGAAACCTCGGACCTATCCCGATCCCGCCCGTCTGAAGTCCTCCATTCAGGATCTGCTTCGCGGTCGCTATGGCGAGAACGGCGAATCCATCCCTAAGTTAGGTCTGCCCGATGACGAGATGGTGGAACGTAGGCTCCTAGAGTTAATCGAGTTCTACAAGAAACCGTTCCCTAATGCCAAAGGAGAATCGCCTCAATATAACATCTTCTACGTCATGGCACCATCCGGTTATGCCAAAGACTCCAGGGAGCTAGACAACCTCCTCCACGACTCCATCCCCAAAGCTAAACGTCCCGCCACACGTATCTCTCGTGAGAATAGGGCGCTAGAGCTAATCTCAACGATCTTCGATGAAGGTTGGCAACGCGAGCCTCTCACTGGGGAGATTAAATGGGCCATACCTTACAAGGCCCCAGTGAGGACGCCCGAGCAGATCGCAGCCGATAAAGCACAGGCAAGAGCGATCGCAGATGCAATGTGGAGGCGAGGGAGTCGGGATAGCTAAGGCTGCTCTCTTAATGTTACGCTAAAGCGCCGGGAAACCACCAATTTAACAAACTCTTAACAATGAAAATTCTCACACTCGAAGATTACCAAAAAGCCGGCGAAACGTTCTGGCCAAAGTACTGGTACGTAGCAAAAGAACTAGGCGAAGACGCTAAATCCGAAGACATCCTTAAGGTAATGGAGGCAGTTGGCGGTGTTGCCTTAAGATTAGCTCTAGAAGATAAGGAAG